CCCTAAGCAGTGGCGACCACCAGAATTGTTACCAGAACCAGATAAAGAAGCTGGTTTTGCATACAGATGGATTCGAGTATCCACACTAAATACACCTGATCCACGTAATTTATCGTCAAAACTCAGGTCTGGTTGGGAAGCTGTTCGAATTGAAGAACAACCAAAGTTTAAACTGCTAGTCGATCCAGATGGACGTTTTAAAGACAACATCGAAATTGGCGGATTGTTACTTTGCAAGATTCCAGAAGAATTTGTTCAACAAGAGCAAGAATATTATGCTAAACAGACCAAAGATCAAACGGAAGCTGTGGATAACAATTTAATGCGTCAATCCGATGCTCGTATGCCTATTTTCAAAGAAAGTAAGTCTACAGTAACGGTTGGCAGATAACTTTAATTTTAAGGAGATTTAAATGGCATATCCAATCGTCCCAAGTACGTACGGTTTCCGCCCAGTAAATCTTATTGGTGGTCAAGTTTTCTCTGGATCGACTCGTCAGATTCCTATCCAGTATGGCTTCGGCACTAATATTTTTTACGGTGATATCGTAGGTATTTCACGTGGTTTTATCACACGCTCCACAGTTACTACTGGTGCTGGCGCTACTACTGGCGCAGCAGGTAATGGTACTGTAGGTGTGTTCTTAGGTTGCAACTACACTGATCCTGTTACTAAGCAAAAGCGCTACAGCCAATACTGGCCCGCAAGCACTTTAGCTGGTGACGCTTATGCAGTTGTTACTGATGATCCAGATACTTTATTCCAAGTTGCTGTTGCTTCAACCCAAGGCGCTCAAGCCATCGGTTCTGCTGCTACTTCAATGATTGGTTTAAACATTGCTGGTTCTGACTTAGCTGGTTCTGTAAACACTGGTGATTCTTACAACGGTGTTTTGGCTTCAAACGTTGGTAACAACGCAACATTGCCTTTCCGTATTGTTGATTTGAAGCGTGATACCGCTATTTCATTCACTGCTACTTATACTAGCGGTACAGGCACATTAACCGTTTCAGCATTGCCTTCTAACTTGTTAGTTGGTACTGAAGTTGGTTACCTTGCTTCTAATGGTCAGTATGTTGGTACTGGTTCCTATGTTTCTACATTTGCTGCTGCTGGTACAACTTCTGTTGTATTGAATAGCGCTCAAGTAACTGTAAACAGCCCAACTGGAACTGCATCTACTGCAATGACAATCCCTGCATCGAGCACGTTGGTATTTACTCAATATCCTGAAGTTTACGTTAAGTTTAACTTTGGTTTACACGAGTACTATAACAATACTGCTCAAGCTGTAACACTTTAATCTAAGGAGCATTAAATGGCTATTTCTCGTGCACAACTACTGAAAGAGTTGCTCCCCGGCTTGAATGCATTGTTCGGCTTGGAGTATGCTCGTTATGGTGAAGAACACAAAGAGATCTACGAAACAGAGACCTCTGAGCGTTCATTCGAAGAAGAAACAAAACTGTCTGGTTTCAGCGCTGCCCCAGTAAAACCTGAAGGCAATGCAATTGCGTATGATAATGCGCAAGAAGCATGGACAGCACGTTACAACCACGAAACTATCGCCCTTGGCTTTAGCTTGACTGAAGAAGCAATCGAAGATAACCTCTACGATTCTTTATCTGCTCGCTACACCAAAGGTCTAGCTCGTGCAATGGCTTATACCAAACAGGTAAAAGCTGCTGCTGTTTTGAACAACGGTTTTAACGCTGCCTATACATATGGTGACAGTCAGCCTTTGTTCTCTACTGCACACCCATTGGTTAACGGTGGTACTAACGCCAACACTCCTTCTACTCCTGCTGACTTGAACGAAACTGCGTTGGAAAACGCTGTTATTCAAATCGCTGCATGGACAGATGAGCGTGGTCTGTTGATCGCTGCTAAACCACGTAAATTGGTTGTTCCACCTGCATTGCAATTCGTTGCAACTCGTTTGTTAGAAACCGAACTCCGTGTTGGTACTAACAATAACGACATCAACGCAATTAAGAACAATGGTTCAGTTCCAGAAGGTTACACAATTAACCACTTCTTGACCGCAACCAATGCATGGTTCTTGACAACTGATGTACCTAATGGTTTGAAACACTTTGTACGTACACCACTTCAGAATTCTATGGATGGTGACTTCGATACTGGTAACGTCCGTTACAAGTCTCGTGAGCGTTATAGCTTCGGTGTTTCCGATCCCCTCGGTGTATACGGTTCATACTAATCGTAACTACCTAGAAAGACCCCGCCAAAAGCGGGGTTTTTCTTTTATAGGACTAGATCAAAACCGGGTGGTATACAAATTAGATCGTGCTGTTGTGGTGGTACTGAATAGCCCATACTTTCAAAGAAAGCAATAATATTGTCGGCATTTGATTTATGCTGTTCAACCATAAACACAGGTTTATAGCAATCAATCCAGTCTTCTGAACCCTTTAAAGCTTCTTCTTCCATGCCTTCTATATCCATTTTAATGAGATCAACGTGTTCATTAAAATAAGACAATGGGTAAACATCAACCCTTTCCATATGATTTTTAATCATATCTGCGTTATCTGATTTATCAATTGGCAATAGTTCAAATCCGCCAAAATTTTGATATGCGTCATAGTCAGGAAACAAGGCATCAATGTAAGGAAGATCATCACCGCCAATCGCATAGTTATAACAATTAACATTGCGTAGACCGTTTAAACTTACCATACCGCATAGTTGATAAAAAATTTGGCTCTGAGCCTCAAAAGATCTAACCAACACTTTATCTTTAAATGTACTGGCTATAGCAAGGGTATGCGTACCAATATTTGCTCCAACATCATAAAAGACAATGTGTTGTTTTTTTGCCAATAGTTTTTCAGCAATACTTTTTAGTATGTTAATTTGCTCTCTTTCAAAATAGCCAGTGCGCTGGATATCACCACATACGCCTCTATCGTTTCTATTAAGAATTAGTTTTCCGTATTCTGTATCTGCAACAAAGTTTGGGTTCATAGCACATCCTTTAAAAATTTTTTGGTCATTTCCATGCCACGACCAAACGAGGCATCTACATCTTTATAGCGAAACACTTTCATAATTCCATCGTCAATATAGGGATTAATGAACAGATCATCACGAGGCGGATCGATGTAATCACCTAGCCATACAAATGTAGGAATACGGTTCATAGCGCTCATTGTTTTAAACCCGCTATCGCTTCCTACCAAGGCTCGGCATTGGCTTACATAGCTAAGGCTAACCGTTGGATTGGGATCTGATACAAATTTAAGGGTTTCTGATTCTTTAATGCCAGTATTTTTTAACTCTTCTTCTAAACCAAAAACCATCAAGTTATATTCTTTGGATTTAAGCTCTTTAATGACCTTTGCGGGAATGGATTTAAGAATCATTCCAAACTTCTTTTGGGTATCGATAGCAAAAGCGCTACCATTGATATGTACTCCAACTACGGGTTTACCATTAGTAAATAGTGGCTTTTGATGCTCAAATGGATAGATATCAAAATACTTAGTACGTGGGCATTGCATCATAGGATGATGGCGGGAAAAAGACCCAAGAATCTTGTTTTGTTCATCCAAAGTGGAAAAGATATCAATAGATTCTGGTTTAATGCGAATTGTTTCAAAGAACTGTGGCGCACCCTTTAAATGGCTTACCACTCGATAACCGATAGGATTTTGACGGTTTTCATCAATGAATGGTAGACATTGTAAAAAATCCCCCATACCCCCCAACAACAATATTATTTGCTCCATTCTAATAAGTCCTTTTTAATGTTATTAACTACAGATTCCCAATCGCCCAATTTGGGCTGGCGGTAAATTTTTATAGTGGGATACCAAGGGCTATCGGTTCTATCCATAAACCAGCGCCAGCAAGTATCAAAACGGTTCATCATCCATACCTCTTTACCCATAGCAGCGGCTATGTGGCACGTAGAGGTGTCTACAGCAATAACAAGGTCTAGATTAGCAATATATGCTGCGGTGTCTGCAAAGTCCTTAAAATCGGCTGTATGGTTGATCATATCTTTCCAACCTAAACAATTGTCAAGTTCCTGCTCTGGTCCTTCGCCTTTTTGTAAAGAATAGAAGTTAAGATTGTCAAGTTTTAATGGCAAAAGTTTAGATAAAGCAATGTTTCTACGCTCATTAACCGCCCATACTTCTGGTTGATCAGGTCTAAAACCACCGCTCCATACCAATCCAACATTCTTTTTACCGTTTTTCAAGATTTTTCTTGAAAATTCTTGAACCAAGGCGGGATCAGTTTTGATATAAATACCATATGGGATGCTATCCATACGTGTTTTAAATGCATAAGGCAGACTCATTAATGGAATGTGGTAGTCATATGGCGGAAGAAGCTCTCCATTTGCAACAACTATATCTACCCAGTCTTGCATAGAAAGTAAACGCATTAAAGGTTTTTCTGTGCCAATGATTACCGTAGCACCAGCTTCCTTAGCTAATTTGGCATAACGGCAAAACTGAAGCATATCCCCTAAACCTTGCTCACCGTGAATAAATAATGTCTTGCCGTTTAAACTTTGGGATCCGTCAAAAGTAATTCCTGTAAACGGTCTACGAGGATAAACAGATCGATTCCACCGCCATTCATGTTCATCCCATGCGGTTTCGTATTCGCCTTTCAAAAGTAGGCATAAAGATCTATTAAAGCGGGCATCAGCAAGATTGGGATCTATTTCTACCGCTTTGTTATAGTCTGCCAGCGCCTCGTCTGGACGACCTAAGTTTTGATATACAAGCCCACGGTTATTGTAAAAAGCTTCAATTCCTTTGGGGTTTTGTTTGATTCCCGCCTCATAACATGATAAAGTCTCTTCCATGCGATGCAACTTTTGCAGGGCTATTCCTTTGTTGTTATATGCCTCTGGAAAGTTTGGCTTATATTTAAGGGCTAAATCGTAGCATTTAATTTCTTCTTCAATTTTATGCATTGTCCCTAAAACAATCCCCTTGTTATAATGGGCTTCTGCATAGTTTGGGCTTAATCTAATAGCTTCTTCAAAGTCTAAAATAGCTAATTCTGGCTGTTTTACAGCGGCAAAGGCATTTCCTCGGTTGTTTAAAACCATAGGATTATTGGGATAGCGCTCTAGAGAATGATTAAACCAAGAAATGGCAGAAATAAAGTTATTAGCTGTGCCTAAAACACAACCAATTAAATGATAAGCATCTGGGTGATTTGGGGCTGATGCAATAATTTCCTCGCACAGGAGAATTGCTCGCTGGTTATCACCTTTGGCATGACATTGATGAGCCAAGTTTAATCTGGCAATATTTTGATCGCTAAGTAATAGCTGTTTTTTCTTGGTAACGTTCTTGTTTTTCATTGTTGAAGTCTAACATAAAAAAATTAAAAAACAATCGGTTTAAACTTGCAAGATGTTTAAACTTAGTGTATAAATACAATATCTGGGTGATTGCTTAAACCACCACTGCCCCAGCAGACGATGCAACGATCGGTTTAAGCCTTTTGCATAAGGAGTCCATTATGGGACGTAGTACATTTGAAGGTCCAATTCTATCTGGTGACCAACGCTTTGGCGCTCAACGTGACGTTGGCGCAGCTTTATTGACACAAACTTGTTTTTTAGATTTTTCTAAAACTACTGCTGGTACTGCTGGTTATAGCGGTGCATCAACAGTGTTTGTTTCTCCAAACAATATTCCTAATAACGTAGGCACTATTTGGACTCCACAGTCTGGTTCTTATAACACCAACGGTCCTACTGTTGCAACAGCACCTACTGCTGATGCTACTGGAACTATTTATCGTGGCGCAGTATTCTTGTTGCCACAAGCATCAAACATTCAAAATATTTTTGTTGATTATATTGCTCAACCTACTGATGGTAGCTCCAATAC